CGGCGACGGCACGTTCACTGCCCGGGACCCAAGGCCGCCACGCCCCGAGTACACCGGGGAGGAGCCCGGTCGCACATGGAACGAACTGGATGCGGGCGAGCAGCACCAGAGGCTGTATGGGACCTATGACGAAAACGGCAAGCCTACTGGCTCCACGTTTGAGGACGTTTACTCCGACTTCAACCGCCGCTACCCAATGGTCCAGCAGAGCGACTTGGACTCTCGGTCGCAGCGGGTTGACCAACTGTCGGAATACTTCCCAGACATTAAGGGTGCTGGCCGGACTTCCGAAATCCTCAAGCAGATTGACGAGATCGAGAACTCGATCAACAACCAGCCCGAGGCGGTCGCCAAACTGGAGGCCGAACTTCAGGCCGAGGGTCTCACTCCGGCTAGGGCCAAGGAGATTCGGGACCAACTCAAGCCCATGTACGCCGAGCATGAGGCCAGCATTGCCCCGATGGAAGAGAAACTGGCGGCACTCAAGTCCGAACTTCGCAAGGCCCACAGTGCCGACCAACTGACCGGGATTCAGTCCCGGAGGAAGAGCCCTTTGTCCGGCAAGGTCAAGGGCCCTAAGGACAAGGCCCCGGTCAAGACGGACACCAACCCGGCTGATACCCAGCCCGTGACGCCGCCGACCGAGGTGAAGGCCGAGAGTGACGCCCCTGTCATCGAGGGCAGGCCAGACCCGGCACCCAAGTCTGCTATGGATGTCATGACCCCTGAGGAAAAGGCAGAGGCCGCACGGCTACTCGCTGAATCGGAGGACAGTGCCGCCGCTGCTGCACCGGCTCCGGTGACTCAGGCAGACGCACCTTCTCAGTTGGGCATGGACGACGCCATTGACCCGCTCGACAGTGCCCACCCTACGCCCATGGATCAGGCCGACGCCGTCGATTCTATTGGCACGGGTCGAGATGGATACGACAACCCCGAGGCAGAGGCAGCCGCCAAGGTGGACGAGGCAGAGGCACCCCGAGACGCAGAGTCTGTACGGCCAGACCAAGAGTCAGCGACCACACCCGACAGCCAAAACCCAGACAATGACCCGAAGTCTGTGGCCAAGAGACAGAAGCAAGAGGCTGACAAGGCAGCCAAGCAAGGCAAGTTTCCGACCAAGACAGCAATCGGCATCGGTGCTGCTGCTGTTGGTGCTGGCCTTTTCAGCCTGAACAGCGTTGGCCACCGGGTAAACCAGAACGCCGCACGGGGTGCAGCCCCGGGTGCTGATCCTTTAGGTCCGGGCGGAATGGGCCCCGGAGGGATGGGCCCGGGAGATGCAGTGCCAACGAGCGACGGCTACGGTGTCGGCATCTCGTCGGCTGACAGGATTAGGGAGATGCAGCGTCTCCGGGGAATGATGCCTAACGGGCGATCACTGATTGCACAGGATTGGAACTGACCATGAGCAGCCTGCCTCCAAACCATCCGTTTGCCCCTAGGGTCCCGGCTCCCGCTGCACCTAGGGGTCCGATGCCGCCCAGCCGGAATCCACTTCAGGAATCCATTGACCGGATTCGGGCTGCCCAGCAGGCACAGGCACAGCCCCAGTACAGTGCCGAGGATGTCTTTGCCGCTACCAGTGGCGGGGTTGCCGAGGATGCTTGGCGGTCCTTTGAGGCCACCAGAGACGCCCGTGAACCGAACCCGGCCCCGGCTGACTACCCGGCCCCAATGCCCGCTGCTGCTGAAGATTCTTGGCAGTACCCGTCTCCCACGACCTTCAGCGATTCCGCTAGAGACTTCAACGCCGAGCAGGCACAGCAGTGGATGAACCAGCAGGCGGCAGGGATTTCTGCCGACCTTAGTCAGGGAGCCGCACGGTCAGAGGGTATGCCTCCCGTGGTCGCGGACGATTGGGAGCAGCACAACGCTGGCCAGCAGACCGCCGCCACCCAGAAGGAAATGATGGAAGAAGCCATAAGCCAGCAGGCTTCAAACATCCCCGAACAGCCGCCCGGACCCATTGCCCCCATTGGTGAAAGCCATCGCCGTGGTGATGCCGCACGGATCAGGGAGGCCCGACGCAAGGGTGGATCAGGGGCCCCGGCCCGAGCCCCCGAAAGAGCATGGTCTGACCCGGCTGAAGCACCACTGCCCGGAGAGGAAACCCTGCACCCGGCGGTCGCTCAGTGGAACCAGACCCGCACCTCGGCAGGCAGGGGCGATGGCCTAAGCCAACTCCGCACGGCCTATGACATCGAGCAGAAGAGCCAAGCCGTACCCCCGGGCATGACCTTTGAGCAGTGGGTGGAGAGCAAGGGACTTGACCCTGACACCCCGCCCATGGAAGCACAGGCCATTCTGGAGCGGATCGTCTCCCAGAACATGAGCCAGTTCCCCGACCACGACCCACTCAGCGAGGGAATCAAGTACGACCCCCGGGTCAACCGCCGGGACGACTCTGTCCTTTCTGGCCGGGAAGCACTGGCCGATGGCACCCCGCTCGACCTGATGAGCGAGGAGCAGAGGATGCGGCTGGGCACCGGGCGGGACGGCTCCCCGAGAACTGCCCGTGGCGGCGACTATGTCTATGACCCCCTTGGCGGCAAGGAGGGCGAAGGCGGCTACGTCCTTAGGGCTGCCGACCTCGATGCGGCCAATGCTGCCCGAGAGAGCGGCGACCTCCGTGGTGAAGCCGCTGCGTTTGGCATTGACCACATGGCCTATGGGGACAACCTTCCCCAACTGGAAGCCGACATTGCACGGGCTCGCCAGCGGCATGAGAAACTTGCCCGCAACTACAAGGCTTCTCCCGTTGCCGGTGGTGGCCAGCGGCTGGTTCTTAACGAGCAGGGGCAGCAGCGGCAGGACTACAAGCGGGCCCAGCAGTACGCTGCCCACCGGGCCAAACTGTTCGCCAAGGAGTTGCAGGAGGCAGGCGTCCCGGCCGACAGCCTCAAGACTGCCTACCTTGATTGGCTGGCAAAGCATCCGGGCGACTACGTTGGGGCTGCCCAGTATGTCGAGCGTGGGTATCTGGACAGCCTGCGCCTGAACAAGGAGCAGGACGAGGGGCTTCGGATGAAGAAGTTCCGAGACCAGACGGGCAGGGCTCAAGTCTACGGCACAAGCCGAGGCACGATCTCGATGTTCGATTCCTTGCAGGCAGCCCAGAGCCCGGAGGAAAGGGCGAACCTCCTGATGCTGGCACACGCCAACGCACCCCAGATGGGCTGGGACAAGATGGCTGCCATGCTGATGAAGGGCGAGATCGACAACAACGCCATGAGCCAGTGGGCAGCCCAGATGCAGGGCAACAAGAACCCGTCTGACCAGATCGCCCAGACCGTGCAGGGGATCAACAACTCCCCCATGGGCATGGACACCTACGCCCAGTGGCAGCACCACGTTCGGTCGATGCCGGGATTTGAGAAGGCCACCGACGACCAGATCAAGGCCGAGGTGCGACGGTATGCCATGCCACAGATTCAGCAGCGTCTGGCCAGCGGCGAACCCCTAAACCAAAACGAAGTTGGGTTCATGCGGTCGGTCATGCCAGTGGACTTTGGAGACTTCTCGGCAGCGGTCGGCATCCCACAGGCTGACCCGAGGGCGGCCCAACTCTATCAAGAGGTCCACGGTAAGCCGCCGTCCGCAGGGATCATGGGCAACCTTGCAGCCGGTATGGGCTGGCTGTTCGGCAACGGGTTCTCACCCAATGCAATGGCCGGAACTCCGACTGAATGACATACGGACGGTCATACTCGACTCAGAGTCCGGCCAGTGTCCGCAAGGCACCCATTGGCTATGGGGCTCAGTACGGACTTGCCTACAACGGCGTCGATGACCCAGTAGCCCAAGGCAGTTTGTCCGAGGCAGAGCGAAGCGAACTGCTTCAGAACCTGTCCAACTCTGCCGTCTCGGCTGGGTCGTACTTGCTGGGCGGCATTGATTGGCTGGGTGCCCGCAGTCGTGAGGTGCTGGCCGGGAAAGACTACGGCTCCGCACCCGACGGTCTGGATGTACTCGGGGCCCACGGGATCACCGTTGGCGAGAATGCCCTTGGTGGATACGGCCGTCCGCTTGCCAAGTTTGCGACCGAGGTAGCGACAGACCCCCTGACCTACACCGGGTTCGGTGCCTTAGGAGGCGGGCTCGGCAAGGCTGGCAAGGCGGCCAAGGCTGTCGGCATTCTGGACGATGCGTCCCGGGCCATGTCTCGGAACGTGGTGGACGACATCATCAGCGGTGCCTCAAGGTCAGAGGACCTTCGCGGAGTCGGGGCCCAATCCCGAGACTTCTGGGCCAAGGAGTACGGCAAGGACGTTACCCGGCTGACCGACGAAGACCTGTATGCTCGACCTCTTACTGGATGGAGAGAGGCAAGGCGTGACCAGACCCTTGGCGATCTTCTGGACAGGCAGAGGGATTGGGGGCAGGAACACTACGACCAGACCGTAGAGAACCTTCAAGACTACCTCTACCGGCAGGGCGGCTGGCGGCCCAATCCGACTCGGCAACTGAACGACCTTAGGGGTCAGAGGCTTGCCAGCGACATCGACTTCTTTGGCCTTGGCATCAACCTTCCCGGTGGCGGGACGATGGCCAAGCAGTTGGACAGGTTTGGCTCTTGGGCCCGCTGGTCTCCGGTGGGAACCCGGGCAGCCGCAATGGTCTCCAAGCCACTGCACGGGGCACCGGACGCCGGAAGTCAGGTAGCCACCTTGGCTCTGTCCCGAGGAGACGACGCAGCCGAGGCAGTGGCCAGAAGAAGGTCTCGCCAACTCATTGACATCCTCCCGAGATTCCAAGACGCAACCCAAGACATCCGGCTTGGCAGTGCCATCCGCAACGTCATCGAAGAAGTAGGGCCGACACTTAGAGGCGACGACCTTGTTGCCCACGACGAAGTCCTCAGGGCCCTGACGGACTACCGGGCCGGAACCGCCACTGGTGATGCTGCCCGGATTGGCGAGTTCGTGGACAGGTGGCAAGAGATGTCCCGGGACTACCTTGCCCGTAGCAGGCAGGCTGGCATCGGGGCAGACGAACTGGCCGACAAGTTCGGGCACGGGTACTTCCCCCGCGTTCTGGACGACATGACCTTCGGTGGGTCCAACCAAGCACCCACTGGAGGCCGGACGTTCTCGGTGATGACCGGGGACCAGATGGCCCGAGAGGCGTCGTTCCATGTCCCGGGCGGGACCAAGACCCTTCAAGAACTAAGCCTTGACCGCATGGTGTCTGGGCCAGAACGGCTCGCCGCCACGGATGACGCAGCCGCCAACTACATTCTTCAGCAGACCGCCCGCAAAGAAGCAGAACTATCTAGGGCTGGTCGCCTGCCCGTAGACAACAACGGGAACCCGGTCACCTACAACCGGCAGCAGGCACTGGCCCTTGCCCGCACCCTGCACAAGACCTCTAAGGAGTCGGTGGATAAGGGCCTGCCCATCTTTGGGATGCACCCCACCGAGGCGATCAACAAGTACATCCTTGGCAGGGAGAAGTCCATTCGTCGGGCTGGCACCCTGACCAACATGATCGCCAGTTCGGCCATGGAGTCTTCTCCGCAGGCGGGCTGGTACTCAGGGGCTGCCCATGCAGTTGGCGGAAAAGCCAATGACTTGCCGGATGTCCTGAATGCACTGGGCCTGAAGTCCACCGACCGGCGGGATTTCATGGGGCCGCTGCCTGCCGGAGTGCCGCTGACCGAGGGTGCCAAGCAGAACGTGCTGGATCGCCTGCGGGACATTGGGATCAAGAACGGCATCCCCGAGTTCGCCAATGCCGGATACGACGCACTGAACGGAGTTGCCGTAGACGGACGCCTGCTCCAGAGACTGAACCGAGTAGCCGACTACTACCAAGTACCTGAAGTCCAAAGCCAACTCTTCAAGACTCTGGACGCGGTAACGTCTATGTGGAAAGCCAGTGTCTTAAGTTGGCCCGCTAGGTTCGTGAGGGATTGGTATTCAGGGATGTTCTCCAATACCATCGAGGTCGGAAATCTCAACGACCTGATGGCTGGATACTCAGGGGCCAAGCATCTACTGCATGGGCAAGAGGGCGAACTCATCCGCATCGTGAACCGGATGCCCCGGTACATGAGGTACGCCACGCCAGAAGAGAGGCTGTCTGCCTACCTCGATGACCTTGCCGCCCAAGGCATTTCAAGGGGCAGGCAACTGGACGACATCGGGACCTCGGTGACCAGCAGGCAGACGAGTCAGGGTCTTCGCAGCGAACTGATGGCCGGGGCTGCCCCCGAAACCACGCTTGGCTACCAGATTTGGGACACCATCTCTGGCAGCAAACTGATGGACAAGAGTGCCTCGATGAGGTACTTGCCGGAGCGTGAGTTGCTCGGGCTCGGCAGCACCCTGAATCCCATGAAACTCCCCAGCAATATTTCTCAGGGGCTTACGGGCTACTGGAACACCATCAAGGGGATCAAGCCCACCGAGACGACCAATCCGATCCTCAGGTGGTCGGCCAGACTTGGGGACACGACCGACAAGATCAACCGCATTGCCGGGTACAACGGGCTCCTACTCCAAGGCATCTCCCCCGAGGAAGCAGCCAAAAGGATCATGGCTGCCCACGTTGACTACAACTCTCTGACCAAGTTTGAGCGTGGGTTCATGCGGAATATGCTGCCCTTCTGGGCGTACCAATCCCGCATATCCAAGTGGGTGCTGACCAAGATCGCGGAGAAGCCGGGTGGGGCGTACACCCAACTCGGGCTCAGGCTGCCCAAGAGGCTGTCGGAAAACGACACTCAGTCTGACTACGTTCCTCGACGCATCTCCGACAAGTACGGCCTGTCACTGGAGCCGATCCGAAAGATTCCGGGGCTGGGCGGAATCGTTGACGCCGTCGCACCCCAGACCACTGGCATCTCTTCGTGGGCTTCCGACTTCGATCTCCCGGGCATTGACCAGATCAATCAGATCAAGGTCAAGACCGACTCCGAGGGGAAGATCAAGTTGGCGTCCTCGCTGGGGCACACCATCGGCAGTTTCGCTGAAGGGTCGCACCCGCTCATCAAGATGGCCTACGAGGCTGGCACAGGGCAGGACTCATACACCGGCCTGAAGAAGAACTACGCCCGCAATACCATGCCCGTGCTGGCAGAGCGGCTTGGACTGCTCGACCCCAACGAGAACTACGACACCATGTCTCGGCTTGGGGGCGTGGACCAAGCGTTGCAGTTCCTTATGCCGTTCTACAGCCGGACTATGCAGGCGGCGAGGAAGGGCACGGACCCGAGAATCCAAGACCCTCAGGCGGCCCTGCTACAAAACCTCATCAACGCCACGGCTGGGGTGAAGATCGAGAACATTGACGATGCCGAGAAGCAGAGAGACGCCCTTGAGACCATCAAGGAGTTGCTCGACGCCCATCCCGCCACCCGTAGTTACGAGTCCACCTACATTCCCGCAGAGATGCTGCCTTTCGTGGACGAGGAAACCCAGAAGATGTACTTGCTGGATAGGCAACTACGGAAAGAGCGAAGGCAGATGTCCAAGGTGAAGCCCGATGTCTACAACCCCATGAACTACTAAGGGATTGGTGGAGGGGCTGGGCACTGGTCGGGCAGCAGGGTCTGATCCACATAATGCTTGAGGGCCAAACCATCAGACAGGTGCCCGAGGAATCGCTTGGCTGACCCGGGCTGCCTGATCTCGCAGTGTGTGGCCCCGCTTCTTCTAAGCCACTTGGGTGTTCCGTTCAGTCCCGCTGACTTGCACAGGCGGGCGAACCGTATCCGCAGCCACCGCTCCGACAGGATCGGACGGAAGAACTCCACCCCTCCCGAGTAGACACTTAGTTCCGTGAGAATCTGCACACAGCGGGCGGACAGGACCTTCGGAATCGGGACTCCCGTTTTGTTGGCGACCACATACAGTCGGTCTCCCCGCAGGCACGAACACTTCATGGTCAGTAGGTCGGAAAAGCGGAGGCCCGTCTCAAACCCGGCCCTGATCCATGCCTCAAAATACAGCGACTCGGGACACCCGTTTCTCAGGGTCCCCTGCATCTGCTTGGCAGCAGAAATCAGCGTGGACAACTCGGCCATGGACCATGCAACCGGCGGTGCCATGCGTGGTTTGACTCGCACAATGCGACCGCTATACTGGCCCTCGATCAGTCCGCGTTCGGCAGCAAATCGAAGCAGACTTTTGGCCATCCGCCGATAGTTGCTTTTCGTTGTTGCCGACTGCGGCAGGCTCAACAGCCACTGATTCACCAAGGATTCTGTCAGCATCGAAGGAGTGATGCCTGCCGCCTCCATTGAGCGGGCGACACGCAGCAAAGCCTGCCGGTAATCACGGGTGACTTCTCTCTCGTCGCAATAGGAGATTGCTAGGTTAACCATGGAAACGCTCCGTTCTGCGGCTCATGCAGAACGAGACCAAAATAGTTGGCACACCCCCCCCATCAACCCGCCCGAGCCGGGTACTTCCGATGGGGTGGGCAACCGGCTTCATAAGCCGGGTGTCGCCGGTTCAAGTCCGGCCGCCGCTACTTCTGGTCTCGTTCAACACGACGAACCGATCACTTCCTACCACTCCGACAGGGAGTGGTGGTCGAAGTCCCAACTCTGGACGCTCCAGAGTCAGGGGCCAGCAGCATTCCGTAGCCGCTACTTCGGCACCCCCCAACTGTACGGGGACAGCGAGGCCCTGAGAAAGGGAACCTATGTCCACGAATGGGCAGAGGTCGGGAATGTTGAGTGGTGGTCTCGGGTAGTCACGATCCCCGAGTCCGCACTAGGGGCTGGTGGCAGAAGGACGAAGGCCACTGCCGAGTTTGAGGCCGAGACTCTGTCGGCCAAGCCTAATGCGATCTTCCTCAAGTCTGATGAAGAAGACGCCTACCGGGCACAGTTCAGGGCCATCCTTGAGAACGATGCCTTCAGGCAACTGACCGAGCAGACGATTGCACGGGAAGTGTCGATCAGGTGGATCGACTCATCGGGCCTGAAGTTGAAGTGCAGGCCTGACGCCGTCACAGACTCCTGCATCTGGGACATCAAGACCACCAGAGAAGCCAAGCCCTTAGACACCTTCTGGAAATCAGTAGTCGATTACGGCTATGGGTTCCAGCAAGTCCTCTACCTCATGGGGCTTGAGGCTGCCGGGTTCCGTGCTGACCAGTTCGTGTTCTTGGTCACTAGCACTGTAGCCCCATACGCCTGCCATGCCGTGACTCTTCCGGCAAGGCACATCCGCAAGGCCAAGGCCGAAGTCCGCAACACCATTGCGGAACTTCAGGCCCGGTTGGAGTTGGACCTTTGGACACCTGAGGACTCCGGGCAGGTGACCGAACTGTATGTCCCGGAGAGATACATGGAGGCAAGCAATGATGCTGGATTCGCACCACGTTGGGTGCAGTAGTAGCCCCGAGATCGGGCAGTTGATTCAGGCTTTGTGCAAGGCACAGGCTGGCTACAAGCCTGTCGCCAAGTCAGAGCAGTACAGGATCAGCGATGCCAAGTCCTATTGGTATTCGACTTGGAAGGACATCTGCGAAGCCCTGTACCCGTCCCTGAATGCCAATGGATTGGTGTTCCTGCCGCGTATCAGCAGGACTCCAGATGGCTGGGTCATGGTGGGCACCCTTTGCCACGGCGAGTCCGGGGAATGGGTTACCTCGACCTGTCCGATCAGGGATTCCATCGACGGTCATGGCCAGCGGATTGACCCGCAGTCGTTTGAGATCGGCTGCACCTACGCCAAGAAGACTCTGCTCCTGACCCTTGCCGGGGGATGGGCAGAGGGCGACGAGGTTGAGGAGCAGGACGCGGCCAAGGTCTCCGAGCAAGTGCAGGAGATTGACGAGGAGTCCCAGCGGTTCGCCGCCATCAAGGCCAAGGCCGAGGCTGCCCTGCGGCTGGTTGCCAAGAAGCCATCCAAGTTGGCCGAGTACCACGCTCGCCTCGATCAGTTGGTGACTGACGGGGATATGCGTGAGTCCGATGCCGAGTGGCTGAAGGAGCAGTACCCCGTCCCGGAGGAGAAGGCCAGTGCTAAGTGACGAGCAGATCGACGAACTGGAGAGGCTGATCGTGTTCTCAACCATGGACCAGTTGCCACTGATCCTGTCGAGAGCGATCCCCGTGTTGTTTTCAGAACTTCGATTGGTCAAGGCGACCCTCGATTCAAAGGTCAACAACTTTCTTGAAGGAATAGGAACAGATGATCGCCCCCAACAAAGAGATGGTGCCCGAGATCAAGGAGAGGGGCACCGAACTGATGGAGCGGATAGTGAGCGAGTATCTGGCAGGGGCCAGCATCTGGGCCCTGCGGATGAAGTACAGCAGTCTGGTGAGCCAATCAGAGATCAGGCAGATGCTGGCCAAGGTGGTGAGGCCGCACGGGGGGCCGAGCAAGAGCGACCCGTCGGAGGAAGAAATCGCCGCCGAAAGGGACAGGATCAAGGAGGGGTGGCCGCACGAAGTAGCGAGCCGGAGATGGGTGGGTCGTTACCTATCGAGGCCCGAGACCCTCGGTGAGGCTTTTTCCAAAACCCTTAGGTCTATGGGAGGGACCGGCTGATGGCTTTGTGTGTCACAAGAAGACCTGAACAGTCCATCGTCCTGCGGATGCCGGACGGGACGAGTTGCAAGATCGTGGTGCAGGGGATTGGTCCGGGACGGGTTGTCCGTCTGGCAATCGAGGCACCCAAGACCGTTGAAGTTATCCGAGAGGAACTGCTTTACAGGGACGAAGCAGGCTGGAGGGCACGGGATGCCAAGGTCATACGCTGAAGAACATCTGCCACTCTTTGACGACCAACTCAGGCCGTACCAAAGGGAAGGCATCTTGAAGATTCGTTCCTCCTTCGCCCGTGGGCACAAGGCCGTGATGGCAGTCTTGCCCACGGGCATGGGGAAAACGAGGTTGTTTACCGTCTTGCCTCGGGATGGGGCGAGGGTCCTTGTCATCTGCCCACAGATCGAGTTGGTACGTCAGACCTCTGACACCATCCGTGCCCTGCGTCGTCGTGTCGCTGGGCTGGAGCAGGCAAGCCTGAGGTGGGACGGAGAGGATTGGGCAGTAGCCTGCTATGCGAGCCTCATCGCAGAGGGTCGATACAAAAAGTTTTTGGGCAAGATCGACCTAGTGATTGTTGATGAGTGCGATGACAAGTTCTCAAAGAAGTTCCGCGACATGATGCAGGACTTCATTGCCAATGGGGCAAGAGTCCTTGGTGTAACCGCGACACCATTCCGGGGAGGCAAGAACGAGTCCGCCCTCTTCGGTTTCTACGAGGACGTTCCCTTCTGCCTTGAGTTGAGAGACGCACTGGATCAGCACTGGCTGGTCCGGCCCAAGGTCTACGTCCATCGGGTCAAGTCAGTGGACTTCTCGTCCCTGTCCAAGACCAAGACGGACTTCTCCCCTGCCGAACTCGACGCCCTGCTCACCAAGGAGCAGTGCCTGCATGACATCGCCGCCTTGGTGAACCAGCACCACAAGCGGAGCCATGGGGTGGTGTTCTGTGCCAGCGTCCTTCAGGCCAAGGCCCTTAGGGATTTGCTGGTCACCCGCCACGGCAAGAAGGTGAGTTGTGTGTGGGGCACCCAGAACGAGGACGAGCGGAACGACGAGATCAAGAAGTTCAAGTCAGGGGAGAACTCCCTGATCGTGAACTGCAACGTCCTAGGTAGAGGCGTGGACATCCCAGAGATCAACGAAATCTTCAACGCCCGTCCGACCAAGTCCAAGGCCCGCTACCTCCAAGCCATCGGCCGTGGGCTCAGGACTCTGGGCGGGGTGCTGGCCAACGCCATGACCCTTGAGGAGAGGAAGGCAGCCATTGCCGCCTCGGCCAAGCCGGACTTCGTGATCCACGACATCACGAATACCTGTGAGTTTCACCAGCCCATCGTGGCAATCGACGTTCTTCTGGCTGGGCCCAAGGAGATCATCGACAAGATCAAGGAAGACCAGCAGGACGACGAGGAGCCAGCCACCATCGAGGAACTGGACGCCGATCTGGCCGAGGAGATCGAGGCCCATAAGGAGATGGAGCGGCTGGCCAAGGAGGCCGAGAAGAAGCGTCGTGCTGAACTCATCGTGGGCGTCACCTTCGACTCCCGGCAGCGTGACCTGTTCGATCCGGCCACGGCCAAGCGGCCCAACGTCCGCACCTACCGGGCCATCTTTGGGAAGTGGAAGGGCTATCCCCTGAACTCACCCCTCATTCCCGACTCCTATCTGGAATGGGCAATCGAGAAGGCACGGCTCACGCCCTTCTGGTTCCGTGTGTACCAGCAGGAACTGGAGCGGCGGCAAGAGATGAAGAGGTACGGGGCATGAACCAAATCATCAAGGTTGCAGAACGTCGCCACGAACTTCACAAGAACCATGCTTCTTCTCGCCCACTGTCTCCCAACTACGAAACCATAGGGCTTGCGGGCGAGTTTGCATTTGGCCGCTTAACGGGAATCATGCCAGACCTTAGCGAGCGTCCAACTGGCGATGGCGGCGTGGACTTTCACTTGCCCCTTGTGTTCACCGTCGATGTCAAGACGGCCGAGAAGGCGTTCAACCTTTTGCACGAAGTCGGCAAAGAGTTTTGCGACATCTACGTCTTGGCCCAGACCGACGACAGTGGCAACAACGCACGGCTTGTTGGCTGGGAGTGGGGCTCAACTCTCAAGCAGGCCCCCACAAAAGACTTTGGCCGTGGGATTGTTAGCCACTACATCCCAAGAGAAAAACTAAAGCCGATGTCGGAACTGGCAAAGAGGCTGACGCCCTGCTTGGGCCCCGCTAAATGTCAAGATACACAGATTTGACATCGCCATTACAACCGAACTGACGGAGGAATCAGAGGGAAACGCCGGGCGGTGCGGGCCAATAGCACGGGCAACCGTCACTAGGGTCACAAGAGAAATCGGGGATTACCCCGACTCGATACGCCCCTCTCATTCCAGCGACGAAGCCTTCGTGGTGGCCCTGTTAGCAGTGGCAGGCCAGCCCCACCACGGAGTCACGGGATGACGGTCATACATCCCATACAGGCCCTGTTGCCAAAGACTGTGACCCAGCGGTGGGAAAGACCAGACGGCTTCAACCCAGCATAACGAACCTTGCTGGCGAGCCTGAGGGAGAGACGACACCGCTTGCCGGATGGGCTTGACCCTTAAGAAAGGCCAATGCTTCACCTCTCGGCTTAGAGAAAAGGGGTTGTCCCTCTTTTTTCTTGACGGACTTTTCAGTGCCAGAGCCAGAGCCAGAGCAATCCCGGGAGGGTCAGATGAAGGTTCGGATGAAGTCGGCTGACGGTCGGTTTGAGGTTGAGGTGGAGGGCAAGGACACCAAGGACTGCTTTGCCCAAGTGGCATCCTCGACTGAGGTGTTCGGCAACTCAGTCTGTGGTGCCTGTGATTCCCAGAGGACTATCCCCCTTGTCCGTGAACATGATGGGAACACCTATTACGAGATGAGGTGCCAAGACTGTGGGGCATCCCTTGCCTTTGGTCAGAAGAGGGCAGATGGAAGTCTGTTCCCGAAGAAGAAGGGCAAGGACGGTTCCTATCTGGACAACAATGGCTGGCTTAAGTGGCAGTCCCATAAGCAGGAGAGGGAGATCGAACCCTTTTAGTGCATCACTGGACGAAGGCAGGGACATAAACCCTGTATGCGTCCAGCAGTCTTAGCCATGGCGGTGTTCGTGATGGGGTGCCGACAAGTAGGCATCTCTAACGACCCGCCTATGGCTAGGGCAGACGGCTTGAAGTGGGTGGAACTGACCACAACCAAGCAGTTCAGCCACGAATCCACCATGGTCGTGGACATCGAGTCCCGGCTGCCACACAAGCATCCCTGCCGGGACGAAGACTTGGTCACTTGGGTCCACGAAGGAACCCACTACCTGAACTCAAGGGTGGGCGAGGAGCATGGCAGGCCCGGGTTCTACCTGACTGAAGGCAGAGCCGTCCTGCTGGAGCAGCCCGACCTGACCCTCAAGCAGATCGCTGACTACATCCCCGAGCATGACCGCCGCACCATCTATGACACCTACCTCGTCAAGCAACGCCAGTGGTGGGACGACAGGCCGCTCTACCTCCTCGATGAATGGGTCGCCTATGGCAATGGTACGGCTTGTCGGAAGTCTTTGAACAAGACGGGGAAAGACCGGATTGACACGGTCCGGTTTGCCTTGGAGATGGAAGTCTACGTCCGATACATGGCTCGGCTTGCTGCCAAGGACCCTGAGTATCAAGGCATCGACGACCTGAACAACTTCATTGAGTGGCACTCCAAGCGGGTCCGTTATCTGGCAGGCCCCGAAGACATAGCCCTTGCCACCGAAGAGATGCTGAAGAAGTAAAGATACACAGACTTGACACGGGGTTTACAACGAAAGCATCGCGTGGTTCTCAGGGTGTTGATTCGATGGTCAATATGCCGAGCAATCGGAGAGCATTCGATAGCAGGAGCGGAACGACGTTGACCGACCGCCCTGTGTGCGCCATGAGTTTGGGGACACCATGAGAACGACAAGGATCAGGAGCGGCGCATGAGTGACGAAGACGAGCAGTCCATTCCATCCCCCGCTGGCTTTGTGTGTATCGGAGGGCCGCAGAACACGGGATACGACGAGTGGTATGACCAGTGGTATCGCTGCCCGAGTTGCGGGAAAACCAATATCGCCCGCTCGTTTGGCTGGTGCCCCGACTGCGGCACAAAACTTCAGTGGCAGGAAGAGGCATGAGCAAGAAGAAGGACAGGAACCGATCCAACCTAGAGGTCTATGCCTTCAACTCCGTCCGTTGTGCCGTCTGCTGGTGGAGGAAGTTCAGGCCGGGGAAGCGGTGCGAACTTCACCACATTGTCGGACGGCGGGGGCACGACCCTCATCACCACCGCAACCTCATCATGGTCTGCAACGAGTGCCACTACGGCTACCACTCGGGCGGGCAGAAGTCTCTTTCCCTAGGCCAAATCCTAAGGGCAAAGGAAGACGAGGACGGAGAGGTTGACATCCCGTTCTTGGCAAAACTCATGGGGCGAGTCGGGCTACGAGAGGACCCAACCGACCTTCCTCAGTGGGCCTTAGAAGAAAGAAAGATCAATGAAGGCAAGTGATGCTTTCCACTTCCGGTGTCTACGGAAGCAACTCCTAGCAGCAGAGGGTAAAGGCAATGCCGATCAACAGCAGGACCAAAGGCAAGAAGGGGGAACTGGAACTGTGCCACGAACTGAAGGCTCTATTCGGATGGGAAGCAAGGCGAAGCCAGCAGCATTGCGGGGATGCGGGGGACGCGGACGTTGTGATCGAGGGGCTACCGCTGGTATTCCCGGAAGTGAAGAGGGTGGAGAGGCTGAACGTGGTGGAGGCCATGCAGAAGGCAATGGCTCAGGCCCAAGAGAAGACGCCGCTGCTATTCCACAGGACCAATCGCAGCAAGGCGGGCTGGCTTCTGACCATCCGGCTGGAGGACCTGATGGTTCTGATGGACATGGTGGACTCCATGCCTACCCCTCAGGAGCCGTGCGATCCGCCCTCTCTGGAAGATACGACTTGCTGCCCACAGCCGGGACTCGTCGGGCGGCTGAAGCAATGGGTCACGGGGCCGAGCGGTACGGGGAACACAACTGGATGAAGGGTATGCCCATCGGCCATGTCCTCAACCATGCCCTAGCCCACATCTTCAACTACCTAGAAGGCGACCGGAGCGACGACCATCTCGGTCATGCAGTCGCCAACCTGATGATGGCTTGCCACTTTGATGAGGTGGGAGATGACTGAAGACAGCATCCCCTGCCTGCAAGCAAAGGTCGACGCCCTCAGGGAGAGCCGGGACTCTTGGATGGACCTGTCGAACAGCCACGCCATGCAGGCTGACCACTACAGGGTCGAGGCCATCAACCTTAAGGGCCGGGTGTGGGAACTGGAGCGGGACCTGAAGGCAGCCAATAACGCTCTGGCTCTGGCACGGGAGGCACTCCTCAAGGCGGACATCCTGAACGCGGAACTGGCCAACAAGTTGGAGGCGGTCAATGCTGGACAGCCTTGAGTCTGAAGTTGTCGAGGGTGGCTGGCGGTCTCTCTGCATTGGGGTGCTGCTTCAGGCAGTCCAAAGGGTGGAGGCCAGCAGCAAACTCTTCAAGCCGGGTGCCAAAGTAAAGATGCTAGGTAGCGGCGGGATGGATAAGGAACTTCTTAAGCAGCGAACCCAAGCAAGAGACTGGTTCTACGGACGTATAGGTCTCGTCACCTTTGAGGATTGCTGCGAAGCCATGGGGGTCGAGCCAGACCGGACCCGAGAGAAGATCATGCAGTGGTGCGAAGAGAGAAAGAGAGAGCCCCCCTTCATGCAAAGGGGAGCCCAAACTTCCCTGACGAAATGGGCATCCGGCGATTAGCCTGAGGTCCATGTTCCGGCAGCAACCCAAGAAGAAGCCGAAGCCCCGCAAGCCCCAGCCCTGCCATGAGTGCGGGCGTCCGGGGGTGTACGGAACCGATACCTTCGGGGTCGTGTCTGAGAACTGGCGTTGCCGGGACTGCCATGAGAAGGCCTGCCGAACGGTGATTCGGGAAGACGTATTCATCCGGTACGGGGTGCCGTAGATGCTTACCCCTGAGCAGCAGGCGGTGGCCGAGGAAGCCATGAGGCTGGTCCCTGTTTGCGTCAGGACCTTCCTCAAGGCCATGCCCTGCATCCGTCAGGTGGCCGAGTGCTGCGACCTAGAGAGTGCCGCCTATTACGCCTGCTGCCGTGCCGCCAAGACGTATGACCCAACACGGGGCGTCGGCGTGTCTGCCTACTTCTCCGTGGCCATCAAGAATGCCATGCTTAGAGAGGTGCAGAAGGAAATAAAAACCCAAGCCCACTCCATAAGGCGGATACCCCTAGAGGAAATCCATAGGAGGCAGGCACCGAAGCGAGAGCAGGGAGAGTCGGCCCTCCCTGCCCTGCTCCAGTTGACCGACGAGGAAAGAGATTGGATCGAGCAGTACGTCTTTGAAGGTGCTAGTTACCGGGCGTTTGGCCGTCAGTCCGGGAAGGACCCTCGGACTGCGAAGAAGATTCTGAAGTCCCATCTGGACAAGTTGAGGTCTGCTGTCGAAGAGCAGCCTTGATCTTCCGCCGGAACGGCCTGCACTTCTCACGCCTGATCGACCCGCCGTAGGCACACTTCTCCTTCCAGCCATCCTTCCCGGGATAGCCTGCCGCCCTAGCCTTCAGGGCATAGTGGAAGAAGGGTTGGTGATACTTGTGGCCATTGGCCCTATTGATTCCCTTCTTGATGAGCAGTCTGGCAATGTTCTTCCAAGACATACCCTTGTTGTTCTGGAGGATGGCCCACTCGATGACCTTCCTCTCGGCCTCGTCCGGCCTCCAGATGCCAGCCTTGTCCTTCCACCAGCCAGCCGGTGGCCTGCCCCCATGAGGCAGCCCCTTCTCCTGCCGGATTGCCAAGGCATCCCGAGTCCGGGCCTTGATCCACTCCCGTTCCATCTCGGCCACTGAGGCAAGCAAGTGCATGACGAACTTGCCGAGGGCCGTGTTGGTATCGAGGGCAATGTCCAGAGACAGGAGGCAGACCCCCTTGGTCTGGAACATTTGCAGGAGAGAGGCTGCATCAAGGACGTTACGGAATGCCCGGTCCATCTTGGACCAGCAGACTACGTCGTCCTTCTGGGCAACGATCCAAAGGGCTAGGCCTTTCTCTCGTTCGGTGAATGGCTTGCCGCCAGACGTAGCCTTGTCCTCATAGAAGCCGCCGAACTCGTACCCCTCAGGCTTGTACTTCGATTCATAGGCATGGGTGATGGCTTTCTGCTGGGCCTCAATCGAGTATTCCTGACCGGCAGTAGAGGCTCGGCAGTATCCAAAGAACTTAGGCACGGCTACTCCTTCTCTGCATTAGGCATGGATTGCGATGCTTTGCGGGCGGCGTTGGCAATCCTGCCTGCACTCTCTGCCAGCATTGCACCGTACTTTCTTTTCAAGAAGGGCGTCATTGCCGATGCCTCATCAAGTCGCTGGGCAATCAGCAGCATCAGTTGCCGGGTCATGATGCCAGAATCCCGGGAGTGCATGATCGAGACAATGATGTCGTCGAAAACCTCGCAGACTTCGCCCTCTTCCGGCCCCTCAAATCGCTTGCCATCCAGATAGCAGAGCGATCTTTCCCGGAACCGGATCATGCAAACAAGGGATTCGTACAGCAGAATCTCTGCGTCACTCCACTTCGTCTTTGTCTTTCGCGTCTTTGCCATGGTGCTTTCCCCAGTGGTAATCGGCATATCTTGAGGCGGCGAGTACGGCTTGGGTGTCCTCCTTTCCAAGGAACGTGTCGCCCAACTCTGCCGCCATGACCGTGGCCGACCGGGCAACGATCAACCACATCCCCCGCTCGACCTTCTCAGTCCACGCTGGCTTGCTCATCGCCCTCCCTGCGGTGAATAGAGGCCCTTGTTCCACTTGCTAACCTTGGAGTCGGACGCCCGGTCTGTCTCACTACGACGCTGGGCATAGTGCTTTTCCCTCTCGACCTTGGCCCGCTCGGCAACCCAAGGGCTAAGGCCTAAGCCAGACAGGGAGACAGCCTCGTCTTCTGGTGTCGGTGCCTTGTCGCTCATCGCTTCTTCTTCTTCTTTGCGGTGACGGTCTGGTACTTATCCCAATCAATCGACAGCGAACGCGACACGTTCTTGGCCCGCCTCTTCAGGTATCCCTTCTCGACAAGGGAGTTGATATGGCAGACGACGCCATTGACGTTGCCGATACCCAGAGCCGCACCCATCTCTCGATAGGTGGGCTGGGCATCGTGCTGGGATAGGTAGGACACAATGAAGTCAAGCAGTTCGTGCTGCCTTGCCGTCAGTTCGATGGTCTGCATGGGACCTCCTTAGGTGCTGACGAACAGGGCCTTGTTACCGGCCTGCTCAAAGAAGGAAAACACTCGACGCTCACCGTCTCCGACGATTGACTTCACGATTTCAAGGGGGCAGCCGAGACGGACATGGGCACTGGGGCGGCGGCGAGGACGCTTCTTGGCCTGCGACTCCCGGAAGGTGACCTTGTAGGCAGGGGTCGGATCGTCAATCCCAACCCGGGTGAACGTGAATGTCTTGTCCTTGTCGGACCACTTGGCAACCAGACGGTCGCCCTTCTGCCAGCCGAGTTGCTGGGCAATCGAACTGGAGAAGTTGCAGGACACGGCATACTCCCTGCCGTTCCCGTCACGGGAGTTGGGGTTCTGGCTCATGTAAACAACCAAGTCAGACTCATGCACTCGGTTGCAAGTGGGGGCAAAATCAAAGTCCATTTGTCAGTTGTCCTTGGGGAGTGAATCGAAAAGGGGGGTACTGGCAGGGGCTGCCAGTACCCCCCGGAACTTCTGTCGAGGTCAGCCGAACAGTTCGGACAGGGCCTCTTGCTCTTCCTTGGTCAGGTCCTCGCCGTCGCTGGCCGGTGCAGCCTCAGGCTTCTTTGCCTTGGGCTTGGCTTTCGTCGGCTCGCCCTTCCTGATCTGGTCAAGGATCGCCTTGGCCCTCTCGGAAATGCTCTGCTTATGCCGGGTCGGAAGAAGCGGGATCGTCGGATCAACGTCCTTCCTCAGTTCGTAGATACGCTGGTACACCGTGTTGGGCTTGAGCCCAATCTCTTCTGCGAACTCCTCCTTGGTCAGGCCACGCTCGTAGGCATTGATGTAGGCAGGGAGGAAAGTCTCAAGGGGAATCTTCTTACTCATGGTCTATCTTGTTCCTTTCAAACTCTTCGGGGGTGTCTGTTTTTTCGGCAAGGAGTGCAACGATGCGGCACTCAATGCCCTTCTTTCGGAGGAATACTGCTCGGTCGGATGCTTCGATTGCGAATGGGTAGTGGGCGGGGAGGTTTCGGTACTCGTCGCACTGGTCAATCTGCCACTGGCCGTCCTTTCTGTAGGCAATGCAGTACCCATAGACCTTGAGTCCAACGGGATGCTTGTCAGTCGTGTTGAGGGTGTCATCGTCAAGCATAGATTCTCTTTCGTTTGAAGCGTGGATCAGGAAACAGGAACACGGTCACAGCACTAGCCCAATGACTCCAGACAAGGAAGTTGGCTATCCATTCCGACACTGTGATCGACGTTCGGTCGTACTCGATGACGAGTATCTGGTAGGCCACAACCACCACGCTCCTCATGGCATAGCCAAGGAGGGAAGAGTGGCCTTCATCCAGCGTCCACATCCAAAACAAAATGAACAGAATCGACGCAATAACCAAGCCTTGTTCTGATGCCATCGGGCTAGTCAGTCAATGGTCATTCGTTCAGCACAGAGGGAGCGAGTTAACCAACTCCCGCTCCTCGATGCTGTTGAAAATGCCTTCGGGCTTCATGACTCGGGCCTCGTCGTACCCGAAGGTCTGGCTATGGTCGGACAACTCCCAAACCATTACGACAGATTGGGAGTCGGACCAATCGTGAAGGTCTTTCTCGCTTTCAACTTCTCCTTTCGCGTAGGCGTGGCCACCAAGCATCTTCATTCTTGTGGCAGACCTGAGGCTGTTGTTGGGCAACATCCCGAGCCGGTAGCAAGGCAACTGCCGGAAGGCCCGAGCCAGCGGACGCTTCCGGTCGAAAACTTCTCGGCGGTATCGGTTGGAGTCCATTGACTTACCCCACAGATAGTCAGCCGAGAACGCCGAGTACCCATCGGACATCAACTGCCTTGACCCAGCCGGAGGAATGACAACCCTGATCCATCGAGGCTCAGGGTGCATCTTGTGGGCGGTGTTCTTTGAAGGCTCGATCCAGTGGAGAACCAGTTCGGGCAGCCGGTAGAACAGCGGGTCAGCCTGACCGTTCCGGCCAACCACAACATCCATCCTGACTGCCCCGCCGAACCTGACCCTCTCGGTTTCGCGTGACCCGGTGAAGGTCCCGCCGGGGTACAGGGCAACCTTCAGGTAGGGGAACTGCTTGGTCATCTTGATCGCATCGGCATGGACCCTTGTGGCCAGAGCCCTCATGCGATCCTTGTCCCAGACCGGATCGGCAACCTTGTATGCCGTGCCGCCAAGGACAGCGTCCTTGGCCACAGTCGAAACGTCATGGTTGTCCCACTCCGGGGGAACCATGCTGGCATACCAATCCATCTTGGAAAGGCACGTTCCCGGCAGGAACCCGTGCATCAAGTCGATGGGCTGGGAGGAGTGGCTGTTTCCCAGAATGTTCTGGACTCCAGAAAAGTCCTGAACTGAGTCCATGAACTTGCCGTCTCGGTCCCGGATCACAAGGCCAGCACAGTCCGGCCCCCCTCTGCGACGAGGCCTTCCGCCATGCCAACGACCAACGCGAGCCACTGAGCCATCGGCATTGTGGTAGGTCGCGGTAGTCTCAAGTCCTGCCTTCACCCCTACAGGCATGGACACCGGCAGGTACTTGTGCATCCGCTTCCTGTACTGTGTGGTGGTGAAGTACAGGTAGTAAGTGGTGTAGAACTCTTCCCCCACCTTAGACCCGTTGATCTGGGCATACGGGTCAGTCTTGCCGGGAGACATCAGTTGGAACGTGGTGCAGTAGTTCGTGTCCTGAAGGGCCATCTTGGTCATGCACCCCTTCAAGAACTTGTCGCTGCCATCGCTCCGAAGTTTCTTGTATTCAGCCGGGTCTTTTCGGTAGAGAGTCTCGGCCCTACGCAGGAGCCAAGTCATCGTCGGAATCTTCTTGACTTCATTCCTCGTCGTCGTGGTTCTCACTTCAAATAGTCCTTGAGGAAGATTGTGTCGGGATGGATGGTCCCGTTGTTGTGGTAGGTGATGTGGGCACCTTGGCTTGGGAACACCCACATATTGGTTGGGTCTACGTCATCTGTTGTCGTCGTGTGGTGAACCACTTCCTTCGCTGTCAACGGCCTGCCGAGAACCTTCGCGACGATAAGGCGATGGATACGGACACGTCGCCCCCGATAGGTCCCTCTCAGGTAGCCGCCCTTCATTCTTCCGTGCTTGAACGAGTGGTGAGACGGCCCTCGTTTTTGTGCTTCCAGAACTGACCTTGGCCGGACTCCGTGCCGCTTCATCGCCGCCAATACCGTGTGAGGGTGGCAGCCTTTTAACTTGGCTATGGTCCTCCGCCCGAGGCCCTTCACTTCGTAGAGTTCACGAAGATCGGACCAGTCAATCTGCTCGGTCATGCCCATCACAACTCCTCCTTGCTTGGGTCGTCTGGAATCCTGACGGTCGTTGCCCAACTTGGGGTGTAGCAGTCCTGAGTAAGAGCAATGACGAGTTGGTATCGAGTCGGCTTGTCGGGCCAAGGCGTTCCGCCGTCAGTGACCAAGACAACTACGTCAGGGCGATGCTTGTCTTCGGCGTAGTCCAGAAGCACTCGGAGATCGGTGCCGCCCCCACCCCGGAAGTCAAAGTCTTCGGAGATGTGTGTAACCGTCCGATCTTGGCCGACCCGAGCATCACAAGTGATGGTTGGAACCTGACCGAGAGCCTTGAGCCCGTCCTTGATGACTCCGATTGCCTTCCGAAGGCAGCCAGCGGTCATTGAGCCAGAGGAATCAACCCCAACCACTGCCTTGGGCGAATACTTCTTCACGCCCTTCAGCCGAGGCATATCAGGAACAGCATCCTGCCGTCGGCTGATCCGTCGGTAGGTGTAGTCCGGGGCACCCCGATGGTTGGCAGCACACCGGGCAACGGTAGCCTTGAGCCGGTCCCAAGGGTTCGGCTGGGGCCGCAACTTCTGCTTGATGATCCGCTTCAGTTCGCCCGGGACAGTCCCGATACCTCCGGTCCACTCACGGTCCTTCTCAAGTTCCTCGATCTTCTGCTCGACCATCTCCAGCAGACGGTCTTCCCGGAAGGCATCCCAGTTGGGATCGGGCTCTTCCTCGTAGTCTCGGGGCTGGCCGTCAGAGGCAGAGCCCCCGCCGATCATCTCAAACCCTTCGTCTTTGACTCCATCACCGGAGCCTTCACCTTCCGGCTTG